TTACGCCAATGTTATCAGTAGAAGAACGTAAGCTGGTGTGGTTGCGTGGGTTGCGTGTGCCTTATGTGCGTATTGGTCGTAGAATGGGTATGCATCGTCATACGGTTAAAAAAAAATACATTGAGACTTTGGTCTACATAAAGTTGTTGATTGCGTTGGATAAAAAACTGTTTGCCAAAGTCGACAAAATCAAGTAACTCTTGAAGCATACTAGAACAAGTATGTTCATTTAATAATTTTCATAGATATGGTAGGACGACCACTGCACAGCAAACGTTGTGGTGCTTATGCACGATCAACAGGATTACCATGTAAAGCTAAGGCATTAAAGAATGGTCGATGTCGTAATCATGGTGGCCTGAGTGATTGGAACGCCAAGACAGCACAAGGTAAATACAAAGCAATATTAAATTTAAAAAATGTTAAAAGAGAAACTATCGAGCATTATCGAAAGATTGCAGAAGGGAGAAGCTCTCTCCAAGATATGCAAGGACAAGGACATGCCAGCAGTAACGACAGTCTACAGTTGGATGAAAGACGATGATGATATTAAGAAAGATATAATGGATGCACGACAGCTGGGTGCATGGTCATTGATTGACCAGATGAATGAGCTGTTGCAGACTGATGTCGAACCACAGAAGGTACAGTGGCAACGAGAGAAGCTGCATCACTTTAGATGGTTAGCATCTAAGTTGTTGGTTGGTACGTTTGGTGACAAGCTGCAATCAGAAGTTAAACAAGATACGAACATGACAATTAGTTGGGGAGTTCCTGCTGACAATAATGCTGGGTAGTCATCCGTATATAACATAGGGCTGCACGGTTACGCACACGTGTCATGGAGTTCGTGCCAGCTGCAAGGTGCAGCATCAGGTGCATTGTTTAATTTTTTGTTGGTATTCCTGGTAACAGGACACGACCAATAGTTTTGTAATTAATATAAACGCTAGGAAAACTGCGGTGTCGGTACGATGTCAAAATTTCGATTCCCATAACACCGATACCCCGAAAAAACGGTCTGCGTTAGATAGATATATATAATAGGAGTTCAAGGTATCCCTGGATGGATGAAGATTTAAAAGATTTACTGGCAATGGTGTTTTACGATCCACAGTCAAAAAGCATTATGATTAACATTTGCGGTTTCAGAAATGATTTGCATGGCAAACATGTATCCGATTGGGTACTGGATCAATTAAATATAGACGCACTAGATTTATATTCTGAGAAGCCACCAACTATACACTAATGCATATTAACATTCCCTACGAGCCAAGAGAGCTGCAATCGGAAATCCATCAGAACCTATCGAAATATCGATGGGCTTTGCTTTCGATACATAGACGTGCAGGCAAGAGTGTTTTATGCATCAATGAGCTTATTAAGCGTGCTATAACTAATCCTAAATGGAATCCTAGATATGCATACATCGGCCCAACTTATAAACAAACAAAGTCAATTATTTTTGACTATTTAAAATTCTACGCTGGTGTCATTCCTGGAGTTAAATTTAACGAACAAGAATTAAGCTGCACGTTTCCCAATGGTGCAAAAATTACACTTCTGGGATCAGAAAATCCTGATAGCCTTCGTGGTTCATACTACGATGGTATTATTTGTGATGAGTATGCACAGGTCAATCCAAGATTATTTCCTGAGATTATTCGACCTGCATTATCAGACCGTAAAGGTTTTTGTTATCTCGTTGGTACACCCCAGGGCATGAGCAATGATTTTTATGCCAAGTACCAGCACGGTCTAAAAGATAAGAGCTGGTACGTTAAAGTAGCCAAAGCATCGGAAACAAACATTGTTGACCAAGAAGAATTAGATGCGGCTTTGGACCTGATGGGTAAAAAGAAATTTAGGCAAGAGTTTGAATGTGATTGGGTAGCTGCATTAGAAGGAGCTATCTACGGAGATATTTTAGAAAAGATTGAAAACAAGGGCCAGGTAGGACGTGTACCCCACGATCCAACACACCGAGTATCAACAGCCTGGGATATAGGCATCTCAGATAAAACCGCTATTATATTTTTTCAGATAATAAATCGATCAATAACTATTATAGATTATTACGAAAACAGTAACGAGGGTTTACCCCACTACATCAATGTTATTAACAGCAAGGATTACATTTACGAAGATCATTATGGACCTCACGATCTAGAACAGCGTGAGTTTACTAACGGTAAGTCCAGGCGTGAAATAGCATACGAGTTAGGTTTGCGTTTTAAGATAGTGCCAAAACTAAGTATTGAAGATGGCATCCACTATACGCAGCTGTTGCTAAACCGTTGTTGGATAGATGCCGACACTTGTAAAAAATTAATCGATAGTTTGAGAGGCTATCACCGTAAGTACAATGAGAACTTACAAATCTTTCATTCTAAACCTGTACACGATCATACGTCACACGCCTGTGATGCGTTGCGTTGTTTGTCTGTTGGGTTGCAAGAATTAAAAGGAGATCAGCAAGCTCCACAAAAATTTGCTGACAGTAACTACAATCCATTAGGAAGAAATTATGAGCAGATTATTTAAACCAAAAATTAGTATGCCAACACCGCCACCAGTCCAGGAACGTGTTGAATACAAGCCACCAACTATGGAGCTGCCTTCAGAGAAAGAACAGCCTGATATAGAAACACAAGAAAAAGAAATGAAGGTTGCACAAAAGAAAAAAGGACGTAAATCAACTATAATGACATCAGCTCAAGGCTTAACAACCGATGCTGATATTTATACACCAACATTGTTAGGATAATATTATGGGAGCAATGAAAAAACTTTTACAAAATCCAATGATAATGCAAAAGCTTGTGGACATTGGTAAAAAAAATAGACAAGAAATGTTTGGAGCTGGGCAAAAACCAGAAGATTACCAACAAGGACCAACCATGAGTCAAAACATGGGTGTCAAATCTATGGGTGTTGCATCCCCTAACATGCAAGACCAGTATCAAAGATACGTAGAAGAAGAAAAAGTTAGGAAACGAAAACCAAAAAAATCAGCAGATACTGCTGGTGAAACTTTATTAGGATAAAATTATGTCACTATACGAAAATATAAACAAAAGAAAGAAAGCTGGTACATCCAGATCAAAATCTAAATCAACTATTACGGCAAAGTCTTACGCTAATATGCAGGCAGGCTTTCCTAATTCCAAAAAAAATAAAAAGAAAAAAACTTTGATGGGTTAGATGGCTCAGATAAGTCAAGTGTATAGCTATGGGTAAAATGAGAGATCCTAATAAGGAAAACAAACAAGGCACAAAGTATTCACCTAAGCTTGCAAAAGCCATAGCAAAAGCAAACCAAATGCACAAAGACCGCAGCTACGCAGGACGATTAGAATCTGCTGCTATAAATAGAATACAAGGTGGTGAAAATAAACAAGTTACACCTACAGCTGCATCAATTAAAGCAACTGGCTTGTTGATGCAAAACAACAGAGATACATTGTTAGGTCAGGCTAAAAGTAATTCTTTAGATAGTGCTGGACTTAATAAACTTGCAACAGCCAATAGAGAATTAGGTTTTAATGAAACAACTGGCATGGGTATAAAAGAATCTGTGCAATACCAGGTAACAAGACCTGAAATGAAAAGAGATTTAAAAAAGACAGCAGATAGAATAAGAAAATTACCAACATTAACAAATGTATTGTTGGGTGCGTTAGGTGGAACAAAAGAAACATTATCTGATTAATTACAGTGCGTGATATAACAGAAACAACAGACTTTTCAGCTATGCTTGATTTTTTAAAAGATCAAGAGTTTGCGTATATTGATGAACATAAAGATATTTTAGATTGGTCTATTGGTTTTAAATTTATAAACAAAGACAAAACTCTTGGCTATGTGTGGTTGTATGCACTTGCTGAAGAAGATAACAACTATTTAACACACATGTGTATTGATAAAAAATATCAAGGGCGTGTGTTAACAAAACACATTGTCAACAAATTCTATAGTCTAGCCTATGGATATGGGGCAGATGTTTTAAAAGCCGAACAAATAAACAAAAAATTAATTAATTTATACAAAAGAATTGGTTGGCAAAAAACGTCAGAAAATTCATGTGAGATTAAACTACCCTATTTATGGAGGACACAACATGGGAGCAGTTAAAAGTATATTAAAAAAAGTATCAAAGGTATTCAGACCACCTAGCGTAGCAGCACCAGAGCCTACTCCTGCTCCAGCACCAGCTCCAGTTGCTCCGACACCAGCAGCACCTGCTCCTGTAGCACCTGTTGCACAAGCTGCACCTGTTGTAGTAACAGATCCAGTGGCTGAAACTACAGCTACTCAAGACATGGAACAAACTGTACAACGTAAGAAAAAAGGTCGAAAAAATTTAATAGCCACAGGCAGTCAAGGCCTTGGTGGTGAACCCACAACATACAAAGCAACACTACTAGGTTAATATGGAAAATAAACAAGCAGCCATGCTGGTTGAACGGTTTGCCTCATTAAAAAGTTTGAGATCAAATTGGGAATCCCACTGGCAAGAAATTGGTGATTACATGTTGCCACGTAAAGCTGACATTGTGCAGCAACGAACTCGTGGTGATAAAAGAACAGAATTAATTTTTGACGGTACTGCCTTACATGCATTAGAGCTATTAGCTTCTAGCTTGCATGGCATGATGACTAATGCTTCAACGCCTTGGTTTACATTAGGCTATAAAGAAAATGCGTTGGCAGAAGATGACGCAGCTCGTGAGTGGCTTGATAGTGTTACTAACGATATGTACATAGCTTTTAATCGTTCTAACTTTCAACAAGAAATACAAGAGCTGTACCAGGATTTAATATCTTTTGGTACTTCAGCTATGTTTGTAGCATCAGATGAAAAAAGCTTGGTCCGTTTTAACACCAGGCATATCAAAGAAATATATGTTCAAGAAAACGAAAAAGGTATAGTTGACACTGTATTCAGGAGTTTTCATATAACAGCCAGGTCTGCTCTCAATCTATTTGGTGAAGATAAGGTTAGTAAAAATATTTTAGATAAAGCTAAAAAAGATCCCTACTCAGATGTGTTGTTATTACATGTTGTGATGCCAAGAGATAATTACAACACAGGCAAACAAGACTCAATGAACATGCCTTTTAAGTCATGTTATGTTGATCCTGAAGATGTGCATTTAATTAGTGAAGGTGGATTTAAAGAGTTTCCATACGTTGTACCTAGATATTTAAAAGCATCGTTTGAAACGTATGGTCGATCACCTGCTATGAACGCACTGCCTGATGTTAAGATGCTTAACAAAATGTCAGAGGTTGCTATCAAAGCTGCACAGAAACAAATAGATCCACCACTAATGATACCTGATGATGGTTTTATGTTACCTGTCAGAACTGTACCTGGTGGATTAAATTTTTATCGTGCAGGTAGCCGTGATCGTATTGAACCATTATCAACAGGAGCTAACAACCCTATCACACTAAACATGATCCAGGATAGACAACTGGCTATACAAAAAACTTTTTATGTAGATCAGCTGTTAATGTCTCAAGGTGGTAACATGACAGCTACTGAAGTGTTGCAGCGTAACGAAGAAAAAATGAGATTGTTAGGACCAGTCTTAGGTCGATTACAGTCAGAGTTGCTTCAACCACTTATTGAACGAGTGTTCAATATATTGATGAGAGCTAATGTATTCCAACCTGCTCCAGAAATATTACAAGGCATGACTATTGATATTGAATATGTATCACCGCTTGCTAAAGCACAAAGATCAGGTGATCTTAATTCTGTTATGCGTGGTGTAGAAATATTTGGATCACTAGCACAGTTTGCACCAGTGTTAGATTATCTCGATAGTGACGGATTAGTTAAGTACGTACAAAAAACTTTAGGACTGCCTGCACGTATAATCCGTTCTGATGTTGAAGTAGCAGAAGTAAGACAGCAACGTCAACGTCAAGAAGCAGCAGTTCAACAACAACAAGAACAAATGCAACAAGCTGAGGCTGCACAAAAAGTTGCACCTTTAGTCAAAGCTACATCATAGAAAGGCAAATATGAGTGAAGAACAAACAAAGGAACAAGAACAGCAGGAAAAAGTAAATCAATTAATCCAAGACTACAAAATAACTTTTGGCCAAGAAGCAGGACAACGAGTGTTGGGTGATTTACAAAATCGATGTCATTTATTCACCACGACAAATGTTAAAGGTGATGCACATGAGAGTGCATTTATGGAAGGGCAACGTGCTGCAATACTATTTATATTAAACATGGTTAACAAAAAAATATGAAACATTTAAAAAAAGCATACGAAATTTGGTCAGCATTAAAGACTGAATATAAAATTGTTAGTGC